GATTGGGATGGAGTCTACAGAGCAACTAGCAAATAAAAATGGAGAATAAAATGGCGGAGATCATTGAAGAAAAGAAAAAAGACGAAGACTGGATGCAGAAAAAATGGCGTCCAGCTATGGGTTGGATGTACATGGTAGTATGTTTCTGCGACATGGTTCTATTCCCAGTAGCTTGGAGTATTCTACAAGCTGCACTGAAGCAACCAGTAACTCAATGGAATCCACTAACACTACAAGGTGCTGGTCTATTCCACCTAGCAATGGGTGCTGTTCTAGGTATTGCAGCATGGGGTCGTACACAAGAGAAAGTAGCAGGAGCAGCCAATAATGCACCAACGCCAACCCTACCATCAAGCATGCCAACAACACCTAGCGTACCTGCGCCAGTACCGATGGCATCCACATCAATGCCAAGACCAATCATGGCTCCACCACCAGCCCCTGCACTGGACTTGCTCCCAGACGATCCTCCAACAAGGAACACTAGAAACGACTAAATATCCCCTCTAGCCTATAACCCTACTGAGTGTAGGGTCATTAAACCTCTGTAAGTTGTTGATTTTACAGGGGTTTTTTGTTGTCAAAAAGGTGTTGTCTTTAATTGCATATTCCTGTATAATATCTGTATGAAAGTTGAAAAGGAACTCGAAATGCAAGAAGTCTTCAAAAGCTGGGAAGAAATGTCTCTCCTCGAGCAGTATGCGTGCCAGTACTGGGACATGTACAAGGATGCTTATGGTGTCCGTCCTCGTGGGATTGATACATCCAGCTGGACTGAGGCTGACTTCGAAGCAGAATTCGAAGTGCTTGGTCGTGCCATCGAGCGTGAAGAAGCAGATCGCAAAGAGCGTGAAGCTGCTGCAATCATCAAATTTGAAAGTATTGTTGGAACACTTATGACTGGTAATACCACTCGTGCTCAAGCAATTCAGTGGTTGATGGATGCTGAGAGTTGCAATGGTGACTTCGAGTATTTCTGTTTCACGCAGGGTCTGCCCTATGGTTATTTCAAGGAGAGTGCATAATGAGAGGAAGTATTCGTGTCGCTATCGGTTTTATGGTTGTTTTTGGTGCTGTGGGTACTTTGGATATCGACCCCAGTGCTAGCATTCTTGTTCAGAGTGGTATTGCTGCTCTTGGCTTGCTTGTTATGTACTCTGGTGCTCGTGCTATGAACCCGAAGGAATGGAAATGACTTTAGACGAAATCAATGCTATGCTTCAACTTGCTGCTCAACTTGATAAGCAAGATCAAGATGATGAATTGGAAGAGTTGGAGTTGCAAAAACAATATGAATTTATGCAGTATGCCGAAGATGCTGCAAACGCAGATGCTCAATTTTATGGAGAATTCAAATGAGTAAAATGGCTGAGTTGGATATGCAGATCCGTGATCTGCTGGATGAGGGTGTGCTCCCTACAAACATCGCAAACATTCTGAAGTGTCCTCTTCAAATGGTTTATGATGTCATTCAATATGACACAGAACAACCCGACTGGGAGGATTATGACGACAGCATGGATGGTGATCATGATTCTGCGATGACTTCTGCAGTATTTGGTACTGACGAAGATTATGGTTATTATGGAGATGAGTAAAGTGGAATATGATAAGCGACATGGTGGTCCATGGGATCGTGGTGCAGCTGATAGCTGGTATAGTCGTGGTTTTGACCCACATTACTATCCCAATGGTAGTTATGAAGATACACGAATTGAATTGAAAGAAATGACTGCAGAACAGATCGTTGCATATACCGCAGGTTATGAGCACAACGAGAAATTCGGTGGCAAAAAAGACTGGGATTGATTATGTTAGAATATTGTGATTATATGGCAAAAGTGATACATGACTCTTTGAAGAAAGATTCTCATGTGTATGGATCCTTCGTGGATTCAGTTGGAAAGGTTCAATGGGATCTTGGTCCAAAGGGTGAGTTCCTGTCTACAAAGAAAACGATGACTGTTGTAGACAGAAATGGTAAGTGTTATCGTGTTACAATTGAAAGAGCCTAATGAATAAATTTGCAGCAATGAAGCAAAAGAATGCGATTGATAGCGAGATTCTCTTGATCACTCAAGAAGAATGTGCTGAAGTTACGCAAGCGATAAGTAAGGTGTTCAGGTTCGGTATGGACGATGAACACAAAGGACAAACCAATCGAGAGCACTTGGAAGAAGAAATTGGTGACTTGATGTGTATGATTGATTTGCTGATTGATAATGGTATCGTTAGCGAATCTGCAGTAATGACTGCAAAGAATGAGAAGCTGAATAAACTTATGGTGTGGTCTGGAATCTTTAAGGAAACTGTATGATTACGATCGAGGGTGTGACCAAGCGTCAGAAACGACTCTTGAACATTATGTGGGACATCGACTCTTCAGAAGATTACGAAGAGTGGAAGAGTGGACTATCCGAAGAACTAATGAACGAAGTTGATACATTGGAGACTCTGCTAATGTATGAAACAATTGAGCAAGAACTGCAAACATTTGAAGATGCAAAACAACTACTAAGTAAATTTGCCTTGTAAGAGGATATCGTGTATAATAAGACAATGAAACCTAGAAATCCAATAGCAAAGGATTTGCGCACTCCAAAATACCGACAGCGTAGAGTGGAGAGCAAGGTTCAGTACATTCGTCAACCCAAGCACAGAAAGGCAAATGATGGAATATGAATGGGAACTGTACCGAGAAGGTCTGTTGAGGACAATCAAGGTAAAGCAGCACACTCTACATAAAGAGAATGGTGATTTGATTTATGATCTCATTGAGTTTACTATGATGAGCAATCTAACAGGTGAAGATGGTAAACAGATTACTGATAGTAAAAATACATTTTTTATGACCAAGCAAGAATTTTCATCTTTCTTTGGTCCAATGATTACCACATTGAAACATGAACTTGAAGGAATAAATGATGGCGTTTCAAACAGTATTTAAAGACGAAAAAGAGTTCGAGGAATTTAAGACATGGACACTTGGAGTTTTACACGATGAAAAAATCACAGATCTGTGCATTACTTTTACCAAAAAAGATGGTACAGTTAGAGATATGCGATGCACTCTCAGTGAGGGACGAATTCCATCAGACAAAAGACCCACAACAGAAGGAACTGCCAAGACTTCTGGATCCGCAGTTCGTGTCTTCGACCTCGAAAAACAAGAATGGAGATCTTTCCGTTGGGACTCTGTAACTAAAGTAGGATTTACACTATGAAATATCTAATTATCTTCGCAATTGTAATTGCACTAATCATTCTTATGCCACTGGCGACAATTTGGTCGCTGAATGCTCTGTTCCCAGCGCTGGCTATTCCATTTACAGTAGACACTTGGTTGGCAGCAGTCATTCTTGGTGGTGTCGTTGGTGGTGGTCACTTTAGGAGCAGCAAATGAACTATGCGTTGACTGATGAACAAAAGGGTTCATTGCAAAAGGCTATTCGTGAGATTAGCGATTCAATGACACGAACAGAAGCTGAACGAGATCTGATCAAAGAGATTGTAAAAGATCAATCAGATACTTTGCAAATTCCTAAGAAAGTCATTTCTAAAATTGCAAAGACCTATCACAAACAAAATCTTCACCAAGAAGTTGCAGACCACGAGGATTTCGTGGCTCTCTACGAGAAAATCACTGCAAAATAGTGCTTGCCTTTAATTGCGACTTGTGGTATAATAGATGTATAAATTATGGAGAAATCAATGGCTGTGAATACCGCAAAGCGTCGAGCAAAGAACCAAGCAATTCTTGCATCACAAAAGAAATATGAGCCAACCATCGACCAGATGGATTTTACGATCAGTCTGAGTCGTGCGTTGGCTTACTATTCTACTAACACTGGTGCAAAAGAACAGAAGTTGTTCACGATCGAGTTCTTCTCAAAGAAAGAACCCAAGATCGCTAAGCAACTCAAGAAACTTCCTGATCATCGATTCAGTACATTCGGGTCACTCTGTCGTTTGATGACAAACGAACAGACCAATATCAAACAATTGACTGAATTCAGTCCATTCTTTGCTACCAGACTCAAAGAGATGATAGAAGATGCAAAGAAAATCCAAGAGCAGATCGAAGTGGTTAAACCAGTCACCAATGTCATAAGCATTCAGGAACGAATGGAAGAGAAAGCACATGACATTGCTAGCGAAATTGACGGAGCAATAGATGAGTTCATTCTCACAAAGGGTAAGGGCACACAATTCTCGACGAAGAATTATCTTCTATCAAATGAAGTTGCAGCACCAATCGCAAAGCGAATTGGAGAGTTCTATGTTGGACAGCTGGAAGAAATTCGTGAAGCCATCCAAGGAGATGATGAACAACTCAACGAAGGATATTCATTCCTCAACAAACGAGAACTGAAGAAGTTTGCGGAGTTCTTGGAAAGCATCATCAATGACTGTAATCAGCAAGTGCAAACTGCTAAGGCTAATCGTGCGCCAAGAAAGCGTAAGCCACAACCACCTAGCAAAATTGTTGCTAAGATGAAGTTCATGAAAGAGTTCGCTGAATTCAATCTCAAGTCTATCAAACCAGAGACCATTGTTGGATCTTCTGAAGTATGGGTGTACAACACGAAGTATCGTAAGGTGACTGTTTACAAAGCAATCAACGATGTGCTGACAGTTAAGGGTACGACTCTTATCGGATTTGATATCAAAGAGTCGCAGACAATGATGTTGCGTAAGCCAGCAGAATTCTTCAAAGGATTGACTATTGGTAAACGACCACTCAATGCTGCATTTAAGAAACTGACAACGAAACCTTCTACACCGAATGGTCGAATCAATGAAGAGTGTGTCATTCTCGGAGCATTTTGATGGAGTTTACTTACATCGCTGAAGGAATTGATGCTGTTGTCATTGATAATTTTTATACCAAAGAACAGCTTAAAGAAATCAATGACGAGTTGACATTCTTGACCAAACCATCGATAATGGTAGAGGACAAGGATAAACTAGAAGCAGCTGTAGATATCCATGGTAATTTTGTAACAACTAAAGCAGGTGTATGGATTGATCATGTATTCAAAGACTGGAAACACTCTGCGTTGATTAGATATCCAATGGAAAACTTCTCTAAAAAAGAAGTTAAAGACAAACTTATAGAATTCAATCCATTGATGAAGATATTTTATTCTTGTAATGTAAGAAATCATTTGCTTTCATATTATGAGAATTGTGGTTACTACTCCAAACATATAGATGCTTCTGTGTTTACAGTATTGAATCATTTTTATAAAGAACCAAAACAGTTTAAAGGTGGAGATCTTACTTTATACTCTGAGGGTGAGTTGAAAAAGGCTACTATAGAAACTAAAAATAATAGAGTTATTATTATATCTGGATGCACATTACATTCAGTTGATCCTATTGAAATGACATCTAAAAAATTAAGTGGAGATGGTAGGTATTGTAATGCTATATTTTTGACAGTTCAACATTTGAAAGAAACATAAAATAATGATTCTAATTGATTATTCCCAAGTTGCTCTTGCAGCAATCCTTACCTTTCAGCGAGAGCTAAAAGGCACAGAGTCTGAGGTTAAAAATCTCATTCGCCATGTTACACTATCAACCATCAAGTCATACAAGAAAAAGTATGGCAAAGAATATGGAGACATTGTAATCTGTTGTGATGGTCGTAAATACTGGCGCAAGGAATTCTTTCCAAACTATAAGGGTATGCGTAAGAGCAATCGAGATAAATCAGATCTTGATTGGGGTCTTATCTTTGATACACTCAATGAGATGCGCCAAGATATTGCACAACACTTTCCTTGGAAAGTAATGCACATTGATCGTGCTGAGGCAGATGACATCATTGCTGTGTTGGCGAAATATCTTCAAGAGAACGAGTTAGTCCAACAAGGATTAATGGAAGAACCTCAAAAGATTCTTATTCTTTCTTCTGACAAAGACTTCAAACAGTTGCAGTTGTACGACAATGTGAAACAATGGTCACCAATGCAGAAAAAGTATATTACTGCCACTCAACGAGAAATTATTGAGTACAAGATTGAACACATCGTCAAGGGTGATGCTGGTGACGGAGTTCCAAACATTCTAAGCAAAGATGATGTGTTCATGAACGGAGACAGACAGAAACCAGTAAGCGCAAAACGATTACAAGAATTCTTTGATAATGGTTTCATTGCATGTAGGAATGACGAGGAACGACGCAACTGGCATCGTAACACTACGCTAGTAGATTTCCAGCATATTCCAGAAGATGTTTCTAAAATGATTCTTGATTCGTACATAAGTAATAAGCCAACTGGTGATAAGATGACTGTCATGAATTACTTGATGGAACATCGTTGCCGACTATTGTTAGACGAATTGGAGGATTTTTAATGAGAAAATATGTGACCCAAATGTTGGACGCAATTAATGCAGATCCAAAAGCGATTCAGCAGTACAAAGATGATGCAGCGTTAAAGATTATTTTAGAGTATGCATTTGATCCTGCTAAGAAAATGATTCTTCCAGAAGGAGAACCACCATTTAAACCTAGTGCTGA